AAGCTGGCTCTTGGATTGAAGGTGTTGCGGCCCTTGAAGTTAACTGGAGTGCGGTCAAACATGTTAACCTTAATGCAGGGGGAAAAATAAGATTGACTTCTATGGTTAATGCTACTAACCCGTTGTCAACTGGTATTGATTTATACGCATTGTCTGGCAACTTAAATGTATATTCTCTACGTGATGTTAAGATACAAACCCCAGCCGCAATGAGTTTAAAGAGTGGTCTTGGACTATCTGTAATTTCTGGTGCAGGAACAACAATTCAAAGTGGTGGGGAATTAAACCTAAGTTCAATTGGTTCTAATTTTATTACTTCAAAAATATCCAACGTGTTCAGCGCAACCACTTCTCATATTGAGAGAGCTGGTATCATTGACATGAATGGTCCAACAGTGGCTCCAGTAAGTGCTACAGCCGCTACAAACTTGGCAACTGCTTTAGACGCTTTAACATTGTTGCCAGAATCTGCAACAAGCGTTGAATTTTTAGACACTTACAGTTTGCCTAGTAGAGGCAGAGATACTAACGCAACTACAGAAATGCAAAAAGGCTGGGAAAGTAATAATTATTTTAGACAGCCAGATGTTAGTAGTATTTCAAGACGTGTCCCAATGCACGAGCCTTGGGATCATCATGAAAATATTGATCCTGATCAATTTACACCAACAAAAACAGATAGGGGCGGATAATGACTATTAAAAAAGTTATAATTAAATCAAATACACCAACAAGAGATTTTGGTATTAGAACATCTCACATTTACAAAGGGTTTAATAGTAATCTTAAAGAACAGAATTTTAAGACATATGACTTAGAATGTGTTAGACAGGACATTATTAATCAATTCAGTACTCGTAAAGGTGAACGTGTAATGGATCCAAATCAAGGAACTATTATTTGGGACGCTATATTTGAACCGTTAACACCTGATTTAAAGGTTGCAATAGCAGAAGACATTCGTGGGCTTCTTAGAGCAGAGCCAAGAGTCACAGTAGAAGCAGTTAAAGTTGATGAGTATCAGTCTGGTATATTGCTTGAAATCACAGTTAGATATAACACAACTAATCTAGCACAAGTTATCAAATTGAACTTTGATAAGGAACTAGGATTAATCGCTAGTTAACTACGTATTTTATTAGTCCGATAAATATATTATCGGAGACTAAAATACAAATGGCAAGCACAGAACGACAAAATTCTTTACTGGTCGCTGAAGACTGGACCAAGATATACCAAACGTTTCAAAACGCAGACTTCAAATCCTACGATTTTGAGACTATTCGTAGGAGTATGGTTGACTACTTACGTCAAAACTATCCTGAAAATTTTAACGATTATATTGACAGCAGTGAGTATGTAGCACTCATTGACATGATTGCTTTCCTAGCACAGAGTCTAAGTTTCCGTATTGATTTAAATGCTAGAGAAAATTTCATTGACACAGCAAAACGTCGTGATAGCGTTCTTAAGTTAGCCAAGCTAATCAGTTATAATCCTAGAAGAACACAAACTGCAAACGGCTTTCTAAAAATTATCTCAGTTATGACAACTGAAAATATATTTGATGCAAATGGCACAAATATCAATAATAGAGTAGTTTCTTGGAACGATCCAACAAATCAAGATTGGTATGCACAGTTTACACTGGCAATGAATTCAGCAATGTCTACAGCAATATTTGGGCGTCCAAATTCTAATAAAACAATCAACGGCATTGCAACAGAATTATACAAACTTTATACAATTAATACTGATGTTCCCATTTTTGGATTTAACAAAACTATAGGCGGAATCCCAATGACTTTTGAGCTTGTTAGCTCAACATTTGCTGATCAAAATTATATATATGAAGAACAGCCTTTAATGGGAAACCAGTTTAGCGTTGTATATAAAAACGACAACAAAGGTAGTGGTAGTAAAAATAGTGGTTGGTTTGTGCAATTTAAAGAAGGTAATTTACAAAGTTCTGATTTTGTATTAGAGACTGCAACTGCTAATGAAGTTGTTGGAGTTGACGTTGAAAATATTAACAATACAGATGTGTGGTTGTATAGACTTAATGCACAATCTCAACAAGCTGAGTTATGGACCAAATTAGATAGTACTAGCGGAACTAACGTAGTTTACAACAGTGTCAAAAATAAAGTAAGAACATTTTATAGTGTGAGCACTAGAGAAAACGACCAAGTTGATTTAAATTTTAGTGACGGAGTATTTGGCGACCTTCCAAAGGGCGCATTTAGATTGTACTATAGAACCAGCAACGGGTTGAGCTATATTGTTACTTCAGAAGAAATGAGTAACATACAAGTTAAGATTCCTTACTTGTCTAAAAACGGACAAGCACAAACATTGACTATGGTTTTAAACTTGCAGTCAAGCGTTTCAAACAGTGCCACTTCAGAAACAAATGACAGCATTAGACAAAATGCTCCACAAGTATATTATACACAAAATAGAATGATTACCGGAGAGGATTATAATATTGCTCCTCTAACTGCTAATCAAGATATTATAAAAATTAAGAGTGTTAATAGATCAAGTAGTGGTATTAGTCGCTATTTTGACATTAATGATCCAACAGCTAGATATAGCTCAATTAATTTGTTTGGCAATGACGGTGCAATTTATAGAGATGTGTACACTTCAAGTTTTAGCTTTGAGTTTGCATCAAAGAATGAAGTGTATGGTGTTATCAAATCAAAAATTGAGCCTTTAATTTCATCAGAGTCAATGAGAGATTTCTATTATGAAATTTTTAATAGACCAATTGTTAACCAGCCAGAGATAGTTTGGAAAACAGTTTCTAAAACTGTAAACCAAGCAACTGGCTATTTGATGAATTCAAATAGTTTACAAGCAGTGCCGGTAAGTCAGTTCACCCAGTCAACTTTAAAATACGTTAAGTCTATGGCGTTGATTAAATTTGAACCACCAGCTGGCAAGTATTTTGCTCCTAACGGCAAACTTGTTTCAACATCTTCTAAAAATACAAAAACATATATTTGGAGTGAAGTTTTATACGTTTCAGGAGACGGCAGTAATTTAGGAACTGGCGTTGATGATTTAGGGCAAGGGTTGATTGGTTTAGCAACTCCTGTCCCAGATTGGCCACACCTGTTCCAGATGGAGCAATCCCTACACAAATTATTCCTGTACTGGTAACAGATATTCCGTTTGCATTTGAAACAGAAATTGCAAATCAAATTATGCTAAGAAGAGATTTTGGCTTACGTTATGACAGAGATAATTCCGCCTGGCGTATGATTACGTCGAGCAATTTAGATACAACAAATGATTTTTCACTAACTCATGCAGGTGACATTGGTAACTTAGGGATAGATGCTAGTTGGTTAATTAGTTTTAGAAATGATGGTGGAGTTTACATTGTTTCTTACAGAGGACTAGATTATATATTCCAAAGTGAAAAAGAAATAAGTTTTTACTTTAATAAACAAGATAAAAAATATAGTAGTAAACTTGGAACACCTTTAAAAGACTACGTTAATATTCTTGGAATAAACGAAGACCCATTTACTAGTGATGCTATGGGGCAAGAGTTCAAGTGGGAACTAGTAGATATGATAGCCAATGATGACGGCTACTTAGATAATAACAGAATTAAAATTTCCTTGTTTGATAAAACAGGCGACGGAATTATTGATGATCCAGACTCATTTAGTAAAATAGTTGCACCTGAATTATTAGATCCAATTTCTGGAACAAAGCGTTCCTTTATATATATTCAAACACAAGATATTAACGGCCAAGCAATTAGAACTTTACTAGATCCTAACGAAATTATTACATTTAATAGTGAATTGGATATTGTTAGTTTGGGTTTATATGATGCTGGCCAGTTATTTTATTTTTACAGCACAACAGAAGATGTTGTTAAACGATTAGATGCTACAGCTGGGCTAGTTCTTGATAACTCAATTATTGCGTACTCGGGACGTAATGGTATCAAGTTTCAATATGTACACGTTGCAACACAAGATTACAGAATTGACCCAAGCAAATCAAACTTAATTGATGTGTACTTGTTAACTAAGACATATGATGATCAAATAAGAACTTGGATTTTAAATCAAGTTGGAGATACTCCAACAC